CCGAGCGGTCCTAGCGGGACAGATTCGACAGTTAGCGGTCCCTCTGGACCATCGGGACCTTCAGGACCTTCAGGGGCAGATTCAACAGTCTCTGGTCCGAGTGGACCATCAGGTCCAAGTGGGGCGGACTCTACTGTATCTGGCCCCTCAGGTCCAAGTGGACCATCAGGGGCTGACTCTACCGTCAGTGGTCCTTCAGGTCCCTCAGGTCCTAGCGGTCCCAGTGGACCATCAGGCCCAGCGTTATCTGCTGTAACAGGAAATCTTGATTATGATGGATTACCAAACGATGACCATACATCAGTAGGTCCATCTACTAATGATTTTCAATCTGGAGCAACAATAACCCAAATGGATTTGGTTATGATGGGAGGCTCTTCAAAATGGATATTGGTAGATGCAGATGCTGTAGCGACCTGTGCTGGATTATTAGCAATATCTTTGGAGTCTAAAAATGATACTGAAGCTATGAATGTTGCCTTGCCAGGAAGTTTTGTTAGAGACGAGACTTGGGATTGGACTCCTGGGGCGACTCTTTATGCAGGGGAAACTCCAGGTCAGATTCAGGCAACAATTCCTACTGGTGCGGATGCAATCATAAAAGTTGTGGGGTTCGCTGTTACAGCTAATATAATTTACTTTAATCCAAGCCCAGACCAACAGAGTACAATAGCTTAATTTATGGCTCTTAATCTTTTAGACATTACAGCTAATAATAATGATTTAACCAATAGCGGAGCTACTGAAGTAACAACTAATCTTCCTTTTGCTGAAAGTTCTAAGGCTGTTGATATAGATAATGCTTCTTCACAATATTTATCTGCTGCTGATTCAGCTTCATTATCTTTAAGTGGGGATTTTACAATAGAATTCTGGATTAAATTTAATTCTCTTCCTGCAACTGGTCAAAGTTATGCTATTGTAAGTAAAACTGATTTTGATGTTTCTAATAATAACAAGGCGTTCCGTGTTGATTTTGAAAAAAATGCCTTAGACGTAACTAGGTTAGTTGCGGAAATAAACGAAACAGGAAATGATACGACTAGAGATTTAGTCCGTTATAATTGGGCTCCAGATTTAGATACTTGGTATCATGTGGCTGTAACATGCGACATTTCTCAGGCATCGGCAACTACTTTTGAAATTTTTATAAACGGATCAAGCGTAGGAAACGGAACAATGGCGGTTTCGGGTAACTGTGCCTCTATAAATAATTCAACAGAACCTTTACATCTTGGGAGAGCTAGGAATGGTGCATCCTATATTCAATATGGAGATTTTAAGTTAGATGATATAAGGATCTGGAATGATATTAGAACTCCTACTGAAATTGCTAATAATTATAATGTAGAATTGGTTGGCAATGAAGCTAATTTAGTAACATACTGGCCTTTTGAAGCATTTATTTCAGGTCCAGTCAATCTCAAAACTTACAATACCAATGCAACTGCTAATATTAAAACTATTAACACTAACCCTATTGCAAATGTTAAAAGTCTGAATACAAATACCTAATTATGCGTATAGTAGATAGTTATAATGAAAGTCATCTTAGCACTTTTGATCCCCTTGATGTTGACTTGGTTGGTGCAGGACAATCTTTTACAGCAGTTAAGGGCATATTGAATAGTGCTAAATTTTATCTCAAAAAGGTAGGGAATCCAGATGGTAGTATGTATGCTCAAATTTGGGCACATGCAGGAACTTTTGGGACTTCAAGTATTGCGACTGGAGATGATGCTTTGGCTACTTCAATTGCCATACCGCCATCAACCCTAACAACCGAGTTTTCTCTTAATAGCTTTATTTTTGAAGAAGCCAATAAAATATCTCTTACGAATGCAACAAAATATGTTGCACTTCTGTCCTACAATGGAGGAACAGGAACAGATTATGTTGCAGTTGGGGCAGACTTTCTTGATTTAGAGCATAGTGGAAATTATATTTATTATACAGATCAATGGCGTTATGATGCTGGATGGGATTGTATTTTTTATGTATACATTGATGATCCCATCGGTCCATTTCCAACTCACTTAAATGTGTGATATACTCAATTTATGCAACTAGAATTCCCGAAGCAATTTGACTTCGTAAAACAAGACCTTGATAATCTAGGCGTATGGGAAAAACGGACTACGGAATACGTTGTAAATAATCTTAAAAAAGGACAGACATTCTTAGATATCGGAGCGCAAGTCGGATACTTCACTATCTTAGCATCACAATTGGGAGCAAAAGTAATTGCTTTTGAGCCGTCAGCCGAAAACAGAAAATTTCTCTTAGAAAATATAAAAGCGAATAGTTGCAATGATGTTGTTGTCGGGGAAGAAGCACTCTCTAATTTTCATGGGACAGCATATCTTTATAAAGGAAAAACCCCAGGGGAAAATAGTCTGGAAAAGAATTACCACAATGGGGGGGAAGAAAAAGAAATAGTTAAAATTATAAAATATGATGAGCTAAATCTCCCCATTCCTGACATGATAAAAATGGATATTGAAGGGGCTGAAATGAAAGCACTTCAGGGAATGCAAACTATTCTAAATACTACAAAACCTATCACTTTAATTTTGGAAAGTTGGGATAATAAAGTCGCTGATTGGTTAATTGATGAATATGGATTTAATCTGGTTACAACAGACAGAATGTCTGGCAACAGAATTCTTACTAAAAATCAACCATTTATCTACGAGGAGGAGCCGATAAGATGTCACCTATTAGGTACATTTAACGCCCCAAACACGCTTAAGGATGACGGAATAGGGAATGCTTTTGGAACTAAGGTTGTTAACATGGCAAAAATTCTTAAAAAGTTGGGCCATTACATTATATTCTACGGCGTAGAGGGTTCTGAGGTTGAGTGTGATGAATTTGTGCAGGTATCTACAAAAGAAATATTGGAAAAAACTTATGGAAAGTGGGACAAAACTAAAATCTACAAAGAGGATTATGGAGATTATTCGCATAAAGTTTTCAATGAAAATACTATCCGTGAAATAAATAAAAGGAAAAGAGTTGGTGATTTTTTGCTTCTTTGTCATGGAACTTTTCATCAGGAAATAGCTAATTCTGTTAATATCCCCGAAACCATAGAAATAGGAATAGGACATAGGAGTTCATTTGCCAGATTTAGGATTTTTGAGAGCGAATTCCAAAGGGCGTGGACTTATGGCAGAGAGGATCATCCATCAAACAATGAGTTTCCCGGAAACAGAAATCGGGGTGACGGAAACTTTTATGATTGTGTAATTCCTGGATTTTTTAATTCTGATGATTTTCAGTATTCAGAAATTAAAGAAGATTATTTTCTTTATTTAGGAAGAGTAATTAGTAAAAAAGGAATATTTATTGCGCAACAGGTCTGCGAAAAATTAGGTAAAAGATTGATTGTCGCTGGGTTTGGATATGATAAATCAGCAAACCCATATGACGCTAAAGCATTTGATAAATTTCTCAAACTTCCGAATGTTGAGTATATCGGATTTGCAGGAAAAGAAGATAGGAAAAGATTGATGGCTGGCGCTAAAGCATTATTTGTCCCAACTTTGTACATGGAGCCATTTGGATATGTAACTATTGAGGCAAATCTTTCCGGAACTCCTGTTATTACAACTGATTTTGGTGCATTTCCTGAAACCGTTAAACAGGGAATAACAGGATTTAGATGCAGAAATTTTAAGGAGTTCCTTGAAGCAGTAAAAAATATAGACAAAATAAAACCTCAAGATTGCAGGGAATGGGGAATGAATTATTCTCTGGATAAAATTGCTCCAATGTATAAAAGATATTTTACCCATATTTTAGGACTTGTTGGTAAGGGATGGTATTCTGAATAATTGACTATTGACAAACTATAATAAAAGTGGTTAATATAATAGATAGAGACAAAGATGTCCATATGACTACACCTACACAAAGAACAGACCTTTTTGACATACTAACGGTTTTCAACCCAAGTTCTTCTCCATTTGAGGTATATTATAATTCCGAATTGCATAAAATAATTCCTCCTGGAAAAGCAGTGCATTTAGTAAAGATGATTGGAGAAATTAACATAGAACACTTAATAGATAGGATGTGCAGGCAACAGGGTGTTTCTAAAAATGATCCGAATGCCAGAGCGGCATGGAGAGCAAAAATTGTGCTAAATGAGGCGAGAAGCGCTACTCCAATTATTCCCAGCGAAATTGATTTAGCTAAGCAAGCTCAGCAACAGGCAGATATCCAACCAGTTCCGAGACAATTGCCAATCGTTGAGCAACCAACAAAACCAGAAAATCCTGAGTGGAAATTTGATCCAACTACAGGAGAGCCGATAAAGCCAAAGGTTGTGGGTATTACTCCGGATCAGGTTAAGACAGATAATGTTGAGGTTCAACAAGATGCTCCTTCCGGAATTGCACCAACAATTCCCACAGAACCACCCGCCCATCCGGACGAGGAAACAAATCAAATATTAAACACAATGCGCTCCAGCAATGAGGAAAGAAGTCTCGGAGAGCAAGTTATAAATGCAGATGAAACTCCAGTTGCCCCAACTGCGAATAGACCTCTAAATCCCTCAAGAGAAGATTTGATGGATTACGCAAAAAATGTCTTGATGATGAATACTGAAGATCCAACAACAAAAGCAAAACTAGAGGCAATGGATATTGAAACCCTAAAGAAAGAAATAAAATACGATCCATATGCCTAATTTAGATGAAGTCAGATTAAAAACCGTCAGTCAATTATCAGAAGATGATAAGACTTTTCTTAATCAAAACGTAGATAAATTGACGGATGAGGATAAAGAGGCCTACTCAAGCGTTTTAAGCGTTTCTGAAACACCAGTCACTCCAGAAGCTCCCGCAACTCCTGAAATTCCGGCAACCCCTGAGACTCCATATACTTTTAAATCGGAGGAAGATGCGAAAGCCTTTGTAACAAAGCAACTTGATGAGAAAAAGAAAAAAGAAGATCAGGACGCAAAAGACAAGCAGGCTGCCATAGATGCTGCTAAAACCCCTGAGGAAAAGAAATATGTTGAAGATACTTGGAAACCTAAGAATTGGAATGAGGGAATAAAAACTGCGGCTGAAGCTGCAGCGGATATAGTGGAACAGCGACAAAAAGCTAAAGAAAAAGAAACTGAAGAAAATGGCAAAAGACTGGCTAGGGAATGGGGAGATGTAAGTAAAGAAAATAAAATTCCCTCACTGGAAACTAAAGAGGGACGATCAATCCATGACCAAGTTGTAAAACTAGCATTGCAGCATGGTAAGACGAACTTTAAAGATGCTTATCAATTATGGTCTCAGACTCCGAAAGAATTTGGCGGAGGATATGATCCCATCAAGGTCGCAGAAAAAATACAAAAAGATGAAGCTGAAAAAAAAGAAAAAGCGGAGGCAGAGGAAAGACGTAAAGCAGCTGCTAAAATAGGAGGACAAAATCAAGGAGCGGGAAGCATCAAAGGCTCAGGACCACTTAAGCCAATGAGCTATGAAGATATGAAAAAAGGTAGAAATAAGGTTATCAAGGAGGCTTTAAATGGATGATTTTCAGGTACGTTTAAAAAAATTCCAAGAAGAATTAGATCTACTTATAAAAAAGTATGATGTTGAGCCAATTCCAACTATATTGCATGGTCCATCAGCCCTCCTTTCAAGTATTACTCTGATAGATTTAAAAAATGAAGCGATGCTAGTAAAATACGGACGGACAAAGGTTAATAAAGACGACTCAAGTCCCTCAGGAGCTCCTCAAAACCCACTGGCAAACTAATAGTTGAAATTTATAAAAAAATAGCCTATTCTAAGAGTAGAGACAATAATGTCCGAATCGCTTCGTGGCGGTTTGGATTTTTTTACTATGTGGAGTTGGCAAGATCAATATCAACATTTTCAATCATTAGCGCAAGATAGTGATGCGACAAATCTTGTATTGGGAAAGAAAAATATAAATTTGGGAAATAAAAAACTTGAGTCTGAAATGGGTATGCCTCAACTTCAGGCTGAACGTACATACTCTACTTTAACTTCAACTAATGCCTATCCCCTACCGGAAGATTTTAAAGACCTGGAAGAACTATATGTTACCGTTTCCTCTCAAAGATATTATGCTGATCGGGAATATTCAGAGGATGCGTGGAAACAATACATGATTAGACCAAATGCCGTAGTGTCAGACCAACTTAGAAATGTTTTTGTAAGACATTCCACAGGTAATTTTGAAATATTCCCACTTGCAGCAACCGCAGGAAATATAATGACAATGATTTATACAGCCATCTCTAAAGATTTATCAGCAGATGATTACACAACTGGTACTATTACGACTTTGGCAAACGGAGGAGTTGCTATTGTTGCCAGTGGCTCTACTTTTACTGCTAGTATGGTTGGTAGATGGTTAAAGACTGATGATGGGAAATGGTACAAAATATCTGCATATACTGATGCAACTCACATTACTCTCTTACATCCTTATCAGGGAACTTCAATTACTGCCGGAACGTCAACGTTTAAGATAGGAGAAATATCGAGAATTCCTGAGGGAACCCATGATATTCCTGTTTATTTTGCTCTATGGCAACATTTCTTGGGACCAAGACGTGATGCAACTATGGCGAAACAATATAAAAGCTTGTGGGATGAGGGTATTGTATGGGCAAAAACAAATTTTAGCAATCTTTATTCGTCAGCTGTTATTCCGTCTCAAAGGAGAAAAGCTCAACAAAGACAAAAAAATCCAAATGATTATCCTGATTTGTCAGGAGCATAACCTATGCAACCCACGAAAATAGATGCTTATAATGAATGGTCAGGAGGAATATCGGACTACGATAAGGGAGCACAGCAAAATCAGTATTTATTCGGGAGAAGCGTAAACCATAGGACAAATCCGCATAGATTAACTCTGCTTTCTAAAACAACTAAAGAATCCGGAAATATCGTAACCGATTTACCTGTTGATGGTGATAGGGTTGGAACAGACCTTTTTTACTATGGAGATACGGGAAATATTTATAAACGCACATCTGCAGGATCGCATACTCTGATAAGGAGCGTTGCAAATTCTCATGGTAATGGAATGAAGTATTACACAGAGGATGATTTTTTATATTATAGTTCTGATACTAAATTAGGTCGTTATGGACAAATCGGAGGAAATCCCTTATTTGTAGATGATTTCTTAGGAGCTGAGGGTGGAGTCCCTCTTAATACGCATTGGCTTGATTTAGAATCGGGATCTTCACAATATGCATTCCGCGCCGATACGGCTTCCTTATCCATTACAAGTGACCTAGCCATAGAATGTACTATTAAACCAGAATCTTTGCCTACATCTGGAAATTCAATGGTTCTATTTAGCAAATGGGATTTAAACGGAAATATCAGGAGTTATAAATTTGAAATCTATGCTTTGTCTGGGTATTTTGGTGACGGATCAGATGGAGCTGTAACCATAAATACAGACCAAACTTATGACTCTGCAGGAACGCCAGCTCTTATAGATTCTGCATGTACTGGAACTATAGATACCACATCTCTGTCGGCAACAAATGTTGGTTTTGCAGCAAATCAAATTATACTAATTCATCAATCTCAGGGAACAGGTGCTGGAACATGGCAAAGGAACAAGATAGTTTCTTATACCGCAGGAACTATAACTTTAGATAAAACATTAAACGCCACCTATGGTACTGGTGCTCAGGTAATTGTATTAAAACAATTTACAAACGTTGCAGTTAGCTCGACCAAAACGTGGACTGCAAAAGCATGGAATGGAACAACTGGGGGAATTTTAGCCTTTCTTGCCAATGGGACAATAACTATAACGGGAACAATAACGGCAACAGGAAAGGGATTTAGGGGGGGAACAAATACGGATACAACAATGCCTAATCAAGGTCAAGCTGGGGAAGGAACCGCGGGGGTTGCTGTTGCACAAACTACACCTAATGGGAATGGAGGAGGAGGAGGATTACGTACATCTGGTACAAGTAAATCCGAATATGGATCCGGTGCGGGTGGAGGAAATTCTAATTCTGGAGAAAACGGGGAATGCAAGGGGGCGGGTGGAGGCATAGGCGGATTTGGAGGGAATATGGCTGGAACCGCGGATTTAACAACTTTCGTTTTTGGTGGAGGAGGAGGTTCTGCGGCATCATATGCAAGTGAAGGTCCCACTGGCGGAAATGGAGGAGGGGCAATATTTATTACCGGAATGACTATTACCATAACTGGATCTATTATATCTGGTGGAAATGATGGCGGAGATACATCGGCACCTAGCGGTGGCGGAGGAGGAGCGGGAGGTTCAATTTTAATAAAGGCACAAGTAGCAACATTGGGATCGGCATTAGTTACCGCTCCCAAAGGAAGCGGAAGTTTAGCAGGAGGAGGCACTGCTAACGCTGGAGGAGATGGTTCTATTGGTCGTATCCACCTTGATTACTATACTTCCTACACAGGGACTACTTCTCCGACATTAGATGTAACTCAGGATAATAGTCTGGTAACAAATACAACTTACCAATTGCGTTTAGGATTATCTAGTAACGGAACAGCAGAAGAATATCTTGCTAAATCAGCTACCATATCTATTGGAACAAAGTATCATGTAGGTGTATCGTGGGATGCTTCCGCTTCTACTGCGGAATTTTTTCAAGATGGAATATCATTGGGTTCATCCGTAGGAACAGTAACATCGTTGAATAATAATGCCTCAACTCCTGCAATAGGGTGTGATTTTAATACTACAGCACGAAACTTCTATGATGGAAAAATCGACGAGGTTAGGATTTATAATTCGGTTAGAACTGCTGACCAAATGAGGGCAAATAAGGAAACCCAGATAGCAGTAAATACCATTGGGCTTGTCGCTTATTATCAATTGAATAATACTTATGATGATGCAACTGCCAATGCAAATCATTTGACAGCAAGTGGAAGCCCAGTTTTTGCTACTGATGTTCCATTTTCTTCTCCAACCACAAGAGTAGATATTGATCAAAGTCTAGATACTTCTGGAAATACAACCGCATTGGCAGTTGCAATCTCAGAAACAGCAACAGGAAGACAAACTTTTGTACCATCTAAAGATCCGCAAAAATCAATAGAGGTTAACATTTCAGATATCGGCGATGATTCTGATTGGACAATAACGGTGCATGATGCTCTAAACAGGGTTGTTGCAACGGCAACTATTACTCATGCTAATTTACATACAGGAGACTTTGAATTTACATTTAGCTCGGTATGGAGACCTGTTGTTGGAGCATCATATCATTTTCATTTGACGGCAACTACCACAACTGGCGCACCAGCTATTGTGTCAACATCTAATAATGATTTAGAAACTGCTGATTTCCATACTTATTATCAATTCTTAATTGAAGATGAATTTCATCCAATAGAACAAATGTTGAATTTTCTTGTTGTTGGAAATGAAAGATATGTTGCAAAATATGATGCAGCTGGCGGGTATGAACCGCATAAATTAACTCTTCCTTCGGGATGGCGAGTCAGATGTTTTGCTAAATGGAAAAATTATATTGCAATAGGATGTACTAAAGGAACAAATATCTATGATACAGATGAGGGAATAATTTTTCTTTGGGACGGAAGCTCTACAACTTATAATGACTATATCGTAATCCCAGAGGGCGGAATAAATGCACTATTTTCAACCAGAGGAACGCTATTTATATTTGCTGGATATCATGGAGACTTGTTGGAATACACAGGCGGAAATCGGGCTGAAGTAGTCAAAAGGATTCCTAAGATTGAGGAATATGAATACATTGAAACAATGCGTAAAGCAATTACAATGTGGGGAGCTTGTCTTGGGTGGGGAATTGCCGGGACTAGTAATTCCTCAGTTGTTGAACGCGGAGTTTATACATGGGAAGCTTCTAGGGGATCAGGGGAGTCTGCTCTTTCCTATGATTATCCAATATCAACAGGATCTAGGGCAACTACTAATGTAAAGATAGGATTTTTGTATGCAATAGATAGAAAATTGTTAATAGGATTTAAGGACAATGTGTCATATGGAATGGATGTTGTAGATTTAACCGCTAATCCTTTTTCCTCAGGAACTGTAGAGCAACCAATCAGGGATTATGGACGAGTCTCTAAGGAAAAAAAGGCATTATGTGTCAGAGCAGATTTTGAACCATTAAAAACAGGAGAATCAATCAGGGTAAAATATAAACTTGATCGCACTAGTAATTGGACTGAAAGCGCAATTGTTTCTACAGCTGGAGAGAATAAGGCTAGATTGCAAATTAACTTAGGAAATTCTAAGGAAGCACAAATAGCCTGCGATCTATACACAACGACAACTACGTCCCCTGCTTTATTGGAATTAGGTCTTGAAGTTGATCCAAAAAAAACAGAGACGGCATACTAATATGGATGAGGCATTAAAGAAGCTTTTAAAAAAGATAGATAAAAAATTTGAGCATTTGGAGGAAAAGCAAGTCTATAGTCAAGATATTGCTCCAAAAGAAGTTAAGCAACAGGCAATTGACGGAATTATAATATTTAGAGGCCTAATTGCTGACAGACCATCTGACGGCTCAACTGAAATTCAGGCGTATTGGGCTGAAGATGAAAAGAAGCTATATTTATGGAATACTTTGGAAGACGAGTGGGAATCTAGCACATTTGCTTAGAAAGTGATACTATCTAAATATATTGAACTAAAATTATGACAGCAAGCGATATAAATCCGGCAACAGGTAAAGCATACGCAATAAACCCAGATTCTGGTGTCTGGGATGACAATTGGTTTGCAAAAACATATGGAGGAAGTAGTAATGGAGAAAGTACCCAGTCATATGACGATTTACTAAAGAGTATTTCAGGCAAAACAACTGCTTTTGCGACTGGAGTAAATGAGGCTGAGAATTCAGCTTTTAATGACTATTTAAAGTATATTTCGGGAACTACAACTCCTCTTGATTTTTACACCAAAATATCTGAGGAGCAGGGAATTCCTCAGCTTCAAAAAACATCATCCACACTACAAGGTCAAATTTATTCTCTTGAAGATACTCTTAGAAATATAGAGCCAAATGTCAATGCAACGACCAAAAATTCCTTAGTTACTGAAGCACAGCGTCAGGGAATAGTTACTGAGAAACAAAAACCAATTATAGAAAATCTAAGTTGGCAATCTCAGAGTCTTGGACGCATTTCATCTGCACTATCTGAGGCTAAGGCCCAAGCGTTAACTTTAACTGATCTGTATGGGCAGGGAGTGGACAAAATGGTTGACGTTTATAAGACTAAGCTGGAGTTGGTATCCTCGCAAGGAGATAGAGCCTTAAATGCTTTCCTAACAGATCTTGATAATGAAGTAAATATTACTCTGGCTAAAATTAAGCGTGGAGAAGAGGTCTCAGATCAGGAAGCGCAGAATGCTTTTGCGATGCTACAAACTCAAAAAGAATATGAAAATAATGTTAAACTAAGTGAATTAAAAGCCCCCACAACTGAGATTGTTGAAGTCGGAGGACACAAAAAGTTGGTAAATAAAAACACAGGAGAAGTAATAGCAGATCTGGGATCTACAAGTGCAGGCGGAACAGGAACAACAAACAATTATTATACTAGCGATTGGGAGATTGTATAATGGCTAAAATAAGAAATAAAATAACGGGAGAAATAAAAGAAGTTCTGGATACGGAACTCTCTAGTTATGGCTTATCCTCATCTTCTGTGAACCTTAAGTCCAATACTCCTCCCATTTCAACTATTCCAGGAAATACAGGAATGCCTGTTGAAGATGCAATTGAAGAAGAGTCGACTCAACCAAAATCCATAACTGGGCATACCATAGAAGAACATGCCCAAGCATTAAGCAAGGCTAAGGCGGCTGGAGACACTACCGCAATCAAACAAATTACTGATGATTATAACCGAGAATATGCCTATCAAAAAGATACTGGTTCCATAGAAAAGAAGGCTAAGGAAACAGCCAAAGAACAAGACGCAAAAAAAGCAAAAGAGTTAATTAGCTCAAATGCGCAAGCTGTTCTGGATGTTTTAAATAACAAAGATAAATATGCCTCTGAAAAAGAATATAAGGATGCACTTCAATATGTTGCCTCTAGAATGAGCTCTGCTGTTGGTTTTGGAGAAGGAGGAAAAGTTTTGTCTCCGGCAGAATTAGGAATCCTCTCTGGATCACTTGTGAATATAAAACCTCAACGGCAACAAAACGTAATAGAAAGATTAACTGGAGAAGTCCCCGCTGCAACTGGAGAAATAACCGATCCAGAAGAGACTATCCGCAATAAGATGAACAATGCAATCTCTTACATTTCAACAGGTAAGGTTAATGAGCCGACAGCTCAAAAAACAGAAACAGAGAGTAAAGATGAAAAATTGAACTTAAATCTGTACGGAAATGCAGTAAATGACATTAAAGACATGGTTCAGGGGCTTATCTCTCTTCCTGAAATTGCCGTAAGAGTGGCACAATCTCCAGAGGAAACTTTGCCAGAAATCGGGATGTCTCTATTAAAAGAAATTGAGGCAACAATTGGATATAAAAATGGAAGTGCTAACATTTTAGATGCGTTAAAGCACGCATATAATAATCCTGTAGATACTGCAGTGTGGTTAGTTCCACTATTAAAATTAGGCAAAGTTGGAGCAATAGGAAAAGTTACTAAGACTGCTGATGTTGCAGAGGATGTTGGGAAAACAGGAGCACTATTAGCGGATGGAAGTAGTGCTATAAAGACTGCTGAGGGTATCGGTTTAAAAGGAGAATTGGCTGGTAGATCGGCTACTTCTCTGGGGGTAACAGATCTGGGAAGTGTAGTCAAATCAGAAGAAGCAATGAAAACGGCACTTCAGAAGACTACTTCTAATACTATTAGGGGAATGGCTAGGGAAAGAGAATTATCCATACCTAAAAATGGAAAACTAATTGATGACCAAGTATTAGCGATGGATAAGGTAGTAGGTCAACAACCAATGGATGAAATAGTAAATCAAATATTAACTAAAATTAAAAATACAACCGCAGCTCAAGCTAATCCAGAACTTATTAAGCAAGTAGACCTGATTTTGAGAAAACAGCTTGCGACAGATTCAAAGATTGGGATAGTCGGACAAACTCCAATTGATGCTACAGATTTTAGCAAAATGAATGATGCCAGAAAGTACCTTACTTCTAATCTAGGGAAGTGGTTTGAAAATGGTCAACCGGTAGGAAACCCAACAGACGATCTTAACTCTATAAAATGGTCTGCAGCCAATGGGATTAAAGATATAATAGCCGAAGCAGATAAACAAGGGGTTATAAAAGAACTATTAAGCGATCAGCACAATGCCTTTGAAACATTTCCTGTATTATCAAGAGAAGCTCTTAAGAGTAAGTACTCGGGCAATTTAATTTCAATATTAAGAAATGCCTATAATACCGTCACAACCCCAGCACGGGTATCATCAGCCAGAGCGTTGCAGGGAAAAATGGAAAGTCCTGCTACTCCAGAATTAACCTTAGCAAGTGGCGAATCGGCTGTTGGATCTTCAGCTACTATGATTCCAAAAACTACACAAAAACCCCTAGTTGCGAATGAACCAGACATGACATCGGCAACAAGTATTGGTACTGAAAACAAGAATAGAATTATATTGGAAAATAAAGAACCATTAACACCCATAATAAAATTGACTCCAAGCGAAAAAGTAGCAGGATTTTCAGATACTAATGCTGCGAAATACTGGTCAACGCTTGATCCAGAATTTAGAAAGAAGTGGACGCAGAATGTAGTTGCCTCCGACATTCCACCTCAGGGATATACAATAGAACAAGTAAAAGCTAATTATGATTCTTGGAAAACTACAAAAGACCTGCCATTATTTAAAAAATCAGACATAATAAAAAATAAATAATGAGTATCGTTGATGATTTCTTAATTTCAATAGGAGTTAAAAAACCTAAAATAATTTCTCCAATTCCTGAAACCTCCATAATAGATAGTCCATTGGGTCCATCTTCATATCAAATTAAAAAAGATCAGATGCTAGAGCAGGAGGCAAAAGAAAGTCTCAAAATGCAAGGAGGAGAACCAGCAGTAATGGAAGCATCTGAAGTATCCACGCCAGAATTAGAAATGAAAAACAATACTCCTGCGGTTAAGGTAGATCCTACAACTGCATTCATTCAAAGAATAAGAACTGAAAAACCGCAAGTAAAATTAAGTGATGATGCAATAAAAATGCTATATTCCAAGTTCGGAGATAAGCTATTGGAACCGACCAAAACTCCTTCTCCATCAAATCTTCCGCAAGATGTAAAATCCTTTATAGATACGCAGATTACTCCTATTGCAAAAAAATACGATATTCCTTTGCCAGTTATTGCTGGGCAATTTATTCAAGAGGGTGGATTATCCAGTCCTGGAGCACAGAAGAATAATTTCTTTAATCTTGGAGCGTATGACCAAAATCCTCAAGACTCATTTGTATATACAACTCCTCAAGAGGGAATAGAGGCGTACGCAAAACTAATTAGTGGAAAATATGAATTAGAAAATATTGGTTCCGGAAAGTTTGATACCAGATATTCTAAGGCTTATTCAGAGAGAAAAAATCCAATAAAAATGCTTTCTAAAATTAAGGAAGTTGGATACGCATCAGATCCTAATTACGTCCAAAACATAATGAATAATGAGGGTTGGAGAACATATTATCAATAATTACCATACTTTGCTTTGTCTTCCTATTCTGTATGACTTAAGTAATCCTATTAGCATATGGTTAATCTTAACATCGTAATATCTCCATGTCAGCCAAAAAGTTGTTCTGGGTAAAAGGATAATCCAAATCAGCCTATGGCACATTTTGTGATGTTTTCTACAAACCATTCTTATATCTTTATATTCGTCTTTTGTCCCAAGTCTTTTGTAGCTTATGTGATGCGGAATTAAATCGTATGTTCTGCCACAGATTTGACAATGAGGATGATTTTTATACACCTTATTTCTTGTTTCGTGCCAATGGTTGGAATGCAGAAAAACATTAGAATACCACTCTTGATTTTTATTCATCTTGACAACCCCCTTAAATAATACTACTATAAATTTATGGACAATATGTCGGGAATCCGCCAAACATTGCAAGCAGAGGCCACCAGGAGGGCAGGAGGGCTAGGTGGAAGCACTGCGGGCACAAGTCCTAATCCGTCTGCTTCATCCCCAATTCAATCAAATCCTATGGCAACTCAGATAAATACAGGATCTCCAACAATGCCAACTCAAGATAATCCTTTTGGCGGAGCAAGCGCAGCGATGAACGGATCAATGCCGTTAAAGGGTGGGACTGCTATTGAAAAAGCGCTCATAAAGCGTATGCAAGCCTATCCGCCAGCTTAATATGAGAGACTCAACTTTATTACCTCACGAAACACAAAATATCTGCAGGATTTGGAGTGGTCAGAGCGGGAACTGCGACAATAGCAGGGAGACGTTAGATACTATTGTAATTCACACAATGGTTGGAACAACCGATGGATCTACAGCCCATTTTAAAACTGCAAATAGCTCTGCACATTATGGAATTTCCTATGATGGCAAGATAACACTATGGGTTCCTGAAAATATGACTGCCTATCATGCAGGAGTATATTCTGTAAATCAGAAAAGCATTGGGATAGAGCATGAAGATTTTGCAAAACCTAACGATGTAAGACCTGATTCCCTATATGAATCATCAATAAAATTGGTTGCTGATATCTGCAAATATTATGGAATTCCTTGTGATAGGGATCATGTGAAAAAACATTGTGAAATCTCTGCAACCGCTTGTCCGGGAACTTTAGATATTGACCGAATTGTCAAAGGAGCAAACCAACTGCTAACACCAGTTGTAGAGGAAGAAGCACTTGTTTCACACATGTTAAAGCCGAGCGTTTTTCAAGCATTGGTTATAAAAAGCACAAACTATGATGAGATCTGGAAATCATTAGGACTGGATGAAAGTCTCAAGGCTAAAGAGGGATCATATAAAATGGTAATAGAGATGGTCAACCAGAAGATAACTGAAGCTAGGATGACATCAAGCACTAGCCAAGATACAGCGCTACAGAACCCACCGGCTGAAGAAGTGGCGGAAACACAAGCTAAATCAGTATGGGAAAAAGACATTTTTGAAATGATGAAAAATTTCTTTTCTACGCTCGGAGGTAAAAAAACAGCATAATGAAGAATCCCATCTACGGATTGATTGCATTCTTTATGGTAGAGGGCTTAATTGCCTTAGGTTTTATTAGTAGATCCGATGCAAAAGCGGCTCAAAGCGACATGGAGAATATTATATTTTTCATAGTCTTATCTGTGACGGGGCTATTCGGTTTTAGGCAATACATTGGCGCACACAAGCATCAGATAACGGAAGAAACAAAAGGGAAAATTAAAGAATGTAAAGATGAGAATGACGCATTAAGAAATCTAAAAATTACTACTACTTGCACTGAGGGAAATTCCGGAACGCCTCCGCTGAAAACAGAAAATTAAAATATAGAAATTTTGATAAATTGAATAAGTATTTTACTCGCCATACCACAAATACTATATGACTATAATTGACGCACTAAAAGTAATCAGTTTAATAGTTACATTGTTTGGAATTGCTATGGATAATTGGAAGGTTGCTGTTTTCGGATTATTATTATCTATTTTTTAAGGAGGTGGCAATATGGGTTGCAAAAAGGGTGGCAAAAAAGGCGGAAAAAAATAGGACTTGACTTTTTATCATAAAAGTTATAATCTATTTTTAGAGACTTAATCTCTTTAAATGTAAGCGTCCTTCGGGTGTAAACTACGATAAATTGCGGAGCACCGCATCCCTCTGACAAGCGGGGATTACAAAAGAAAGATAAAACAAAAACCAGTTTTTGGTTCTGACAAGGATTCTTGTCAAAGGTTGTTTTATCAACGCCTTGTTAGAACTAAGAACTGGTTTTTTTATGACTAAAAATAAAATTATAAAAACCACAAGCAAACACTTCTTTCCCCCAAAGCTTTTAGGCTGGGCAATTTCTGAATATGGAAAAATATTCAAAGAAACACAAAAACGAGTAGAAGAATTTTTGACAAAAGATGGTTGAAGACTAAAAAACCTCCGTGTTCATTGAAGGTTTTTTAGTTATGTAAAAATCACTAAACGAGAAACATTCTCTCGGAAGTAAAACTCTTTCAATTGTAAAGAGATACGCTCCCGTCCCGTTTAATGACTTTATTATACCACACTTTGTCAATCTATGCAATAGAGTGCTAATTATGAAGTATATAACAGCTTATTTTGATGGATGTTGTGAGCCAATAAATCCAGGTGGAACGGCATCTTTTGGTGCTGTAATTTTTGTTAACGATAAGAGGGTTAAAGATATTTCCCAAATATTTTATCCCGTACGAGGCAGGGAAAAAGAAACGTCTAATAATGTTGCTGAATATTCCGGTTTTATCTCATTGCTTGAATATTTTATCTCCGAAAAGCTTACTGGTGAAAAAATAAGCGTTTATGGAGATTCCAAGTTGGTTATCTTGCAAATGTTTGGCAGATGGAGAATAAAAAAAGGATTTTATGTTCCGCTTGCTAAAAAAGCAAAAATACTTCTTAAAAATTTTACCAAAATAAAAGGATTTTGGATTCCAAGAGAAGAAAATTCTATCGCCGATGAATTATCAAAGGCTCAACTTTTGAAAGCAGGAATTGAATTTAAAATTCAACCTGTTTAGCTAGAGGATCGACCCGATGTTCTCCTATAACAATAGGTTTGCGAAGAATAACATTTATCGACTCATCGTTAATAGGAAAGTGTAACTTTCCAACGATATAATAAATTCTCCGTTCCCTCGATAACCTGGGGGTTTAAGGGGGTAGGTAATATTGTGTCAATTTTTTGTAAACGCTTGATTTTTAATCACAAAAGGTGTATTACTAAATTAGGCAAGAAACAAAGCTCATTGGGTTTCGGTGGAGTGTTCTAATTTATCAATAGAATTTCTTAGAAATCGATGCCCAGGCCTGATAAGCTAATAATTTCATTTGATAAGGGCAGTCGGGTAGATTGCTCAACCGCCAACTACATAAAGAGGTTGGCGGTTTTTTATTGACAAACAAGCGGTACTATGATATAGTATTAAAATGAATAGTTCTCAAATGGGTAAAAAAGGAAACGAAGCAGTTAGGAAAAAGTATGGAAACAGGATCTTCAGAAAAGCAGCCAGAAAATCTTTAGAAAAACGCGGATTATCCTCTATGACATTGGAACAAAGAAAAGAGTATATGAGGAAAGTAAGACAAGGAATATCCCCAATTCAGCCTTAATTTTGGTACTTGACAAACAGACGTTAGTATGCTATATTGGTAATTAAGATGAAATTACACAGAATCTTTTTAAAAGATCAGGACACAGGAAACACTCCAGCACAAGATATCTCTTATGTACTATTTTTTGCAACATCTATATTTATAGCTTTATTCTTTTAATATGAGCGACAAGAAAGTAACAATTAAAGACAGGAAAAAAGCGCAACCAAAAGCAGTGACCTTTTTCTCTCCAGAAGAGAAAGCTGTAATATTAAAATCCGCAGCCAAAGACCTCAACGATACTCAGGCAAACATATTTCTTTATACTTGCCAGGCGTTAGGATTAAATCCCTTGTTAAATGAGATTGCAGTTGTGACGTATAGAAATAGTAACGGAACAAGGGATATGTCCATACAAGTAATGAGAGATGGATTTTTAACCATAGCCCATAGGTCAGGAAAGTTTGCAGGGTTGGAAAGCGGAATTTATGAAGTTGGAGATAAAAACCCATATGGGAAAGAAATTAAAATGGGCAAAACAGCGTGGGCTAAGGCGTATAATAAGGATTTTCAAGTGCCAGTGTATCAAGAGGCAGATTTTACAGAATATAATACCGGGAAAAATTTATGGGTATCAAAACCAAATACCATGATTAAAAAAGTTGCCGAGTCAATGGCGCTTAGAAAAGCATTCAATATAAACGGAGTCTATGCCCCGGAGGAAATGGAAAAAGAAATACAGCCAATAGCACAAGCGACTCCCCTAGTTGAGGATGGAAAGTTAGCAACCGAAGCACAAAAAGAAAACATCAGAAACATAATTGATTATAAAAAAATGTCTGAAAAGGAAAAGAAAGATGCTGATTTGTGGATAAACGAACTTACCTACATTGGTGCTTCAGCTAAAACACGAGAGTTAGTAATGAAACCAAAGGAGAAATAATATGTACGATCAAGAATATTTAAAGCTCATAATATCAACACTAGAAAACTCAATAGACGATTTAGACAAATGGTCAGTACACAATGAAGATGAATTTAATGAACAAGTGGAATCACTTAGAATAATATTGAACGCTGTTAAGAAAAAAGTATGAAAAAAACAGAAAAACAATTGACGGAAATGACATGGGAAGAGTTGGTGTCCAGATGGGAGATGGTAGAGGCTATTCTGGAGGAATATTCAGCTGAATTGTCGGTAATTAAAAACGAAGCAGTTATTAGGGTAGAGACTGAAAAGACCAGTGGTAAAGTTGTCGGAAAAAAGACAATATCAATAAGGACAACCTATACTACTTCTAAAGATGTAGCTTTGGAATTGGGGGCAATTAAAAAGGTGGTCCAGGAAAGAATTGATACCGGAATGATTAAGACACTTTATTTTAAAGGAATAAAAATTAAAGATCTGCAAATTAACAAGACTTCAGTTTTGGGAGACGTAGAAGCTAAGCCAAAAAATGAATCATAAAATTTCACTATCATATAGTACACTTAATGCCTTAATAAATGCTCCCCATACCTATATCAATAAGATGTCCGGGCTTACTACATTTGAAACTTCAGCAATGACTGACGGAAAAAACGCTCACGATATTACTCAGTTGCATGTTTCCGGAAAAAAATTGCATCCCATGTTAACTGAAAAGGGACTACCGACATTTGAATTAGTAGAGGAGAAAAAATGGGACGAAAGGATGAGGGTCAGATTTGATATTGATGATAAATATTATCTTACCGGATTTTTAGATGGGGCTAGTCCCAAGAGATTGGAATTAGCAGAATTTAAGTTCGGTAAGGTCTGGAGTGCGGGAGAGTTTGCCAGACTGGTGCAGTGGAAGATTTATGCTATTGGTTGGGATAAGTATAAAAAAATCTGGTTTGTTAACGCCCCTAAGGATATTAAGTTATGGAATGCAGACACCATTAAAGTCTACAACCAAACCATAACAGAAGCTGATAAAAAAGACGGATGGGATTTTCTGCATAAAGGAATTCATGTTATTGAGAATATCCGTGAAGAAGTAGGAAAAGAAATGGCTTTGAAAAAAGAAAAAGGATGGACAGGCAGATCAAGATGGTGTTATTATAATAATTGCCCGTTTTGCGTATGAACAATTTAATTGTCGCAATGGTAGCTCGGAGACACTTCTGGGAGTTCTGGAAATCCATCTACGAATATTGGTTTAGGTAATATGGTAGAATTCTGCGATCATTGTGGAGCCTCAATGAAAAAACACTGGCACTCTATAACGCCAGGTCTAGCTACTGCACTCGTAAAATTCAGATTGGCAGTCCATAATAAAAATAGCAATAGTATCCATCTGCAAAGCGAAATAAACCTAACTAAAAATGAATATAATAATTTTCAAAAATTAAGGTTCCATGCGCTGATAGCCAAAACAGGAAAGACAGGATATTGGCTTTTAACTCACCGGGGGGCGCAATTTTTAAACGGAGAGATGGCAATTCCTGAAAGAGTACAGACTTTTAGAAATAGGGTGGTTGCCCATAGTGAAGAGTTGGTAACAATACAGCAAGTATATGGTGGAGAAAAACCAATTTTTGAGCAAAGCTTTGATTTTGATTATGCTACTGAAGATGACTTAGTTAGTACAATGGCAATTAAAAATAAGAGAAAAGGTAAACCAAAATGTCCAACTTGCGGAAATACATTGATTCCCGAAACTAAGACTGAGCCTGGGAGTAATCCTAATTCTTTAATTTTATCAAAATTTATGGTGTGTCCAAACAAGACCGGCTGTGGTTTTAGATACGAGGTTCGCGTGTGAAAATCTATAAAGTAAAATCATTCACTAATCCTAAAATTGAATATACAGTAAGGCACTTAGACAATGGGGAATGGCGCTGTGATTGTCCTGCGTTTATATTCAATGACAAGAAGCATTGTAAGCATATTGAGAAAGAGATCAAAGATCAGTTGCCAGTTTGCAAAAGATGTGGAAACGCAACTGATATTCCCAAATTACCCTGCAATAAGTGCAGAATAGAGTTATTTAAAATTCAAGCAGATTATAAAAATAGATGAAAAAATATTATATTCTAATCATTGTCGTTTTACTTTTGCTAATTTTTGTCTATATTCCAAAAATAAAAGCTACTATGGAGAGGGAAGAGGAGAGGCTTTGTGCTCTATATTTAGAGAGATCTGCCTATTCATATTCTGATTATCAACAATATCAGGCATTGAGAAATGGATGGTATAAAAGATGCAAATAAGTGATTTCAAAACTACCCCTGATTTAAGCCAGGAATTCAATCCTATTCCGAAGACCTATAAAGCTAAGAAGATCTCTAGGCCTCTTAATAAGATCGGGAAAAGAACCAGAGAAAGTCTTGATAATGTAGAGCAAAGAAAAAAAGAATTTGCAATGGCCGGGATAACTACTTGTGAGGCTCGGCTAAAGCCATGCTGGAGAAATAACGCATTAGGATTTGCACATGAAGCAAAACGCAGAAAATTGACAAAAGAAGACCTAAAGAAAGTAATCCTTATCTGTAATCCATGTCATGGCGAAATTGAAGTCTGGCCCGCTGAAGAAATGAAGCAATTTGTTAATAACGTAATTGCCAACAGGGAAAAACAGCCGTAAAGTCCTGAAGTAAATTTACTTCTTGACAATTATATTGAAATCTGATTATATAAGTATATGAGATTAACTGCACCGGACGGAAAAATAGTCCTTAAAAAATACACTGAAAAAACACTATCAGGAATCGAAGTCCCCAAAGGAGAAAAGAACGAATCAAGAATTGGAGAGGTCTACTCATTTGGTAAGCCACTAGAAAAAGATCCAAAAATAAATCTGAAAGTCGGCATGAAAATAGTATTCAAGAAGTATGTCAGCAATGATTTATACATAGCTGAACTGAATGAAAAATTTGATTTTATAGAATACGATGATGTTTGTGCCGTTTTGGAGGAAAAATAGTGAATGATGAAAAATTATGGCCTGTTAAATGTGAAAAATGCGGACATAATAGATGGAGAACAAAAGTAGTCCATCGCGAATATGAATGTAGAAATTGTGGGTTTGTAAGGAAGAAAAAAATATGAAACTTTTAAAATTTGGAAAAGAAGCAAGGGAAGCATTACTTGAGGGATGCCGTCAAATGGAGAAAAGTGTCGGTACTACCTATTCTCCAGCTGGAAGAAACGTAGTTTTTGGCCGTCAATGGGGAGTTCCTAAGGTAATCCATGACGGAGTTACCGTTGCCAAAGAGGTGGAGGTAGAGGATGAGTTCGTTCAGCTTGGAATAGATCTTATTAGAGAAGCATCTCAAAATCAGGTGTCTGCAACAGGAGACGGAACAACTGCTACTACAATTCTTGCCTATCATATTGTAGAAAAAGGAATGAAGCTTATTGATAGCGGGGTTAATGCAATGTTGCTTAGAAAGCAAATTTTGAAGGCTCTTCCGGAAATACTTAAAAGAATAAAATCAACAGCGCAAGAAGTAAAAACTAAAGAACAAATTAAGCACGTTGCCCTGGTTTCTTCTGATGATGAAGAAATTGCAAATGCAGTCACAGAGGCAGTCAGCAAGGTTGGAGCCGGAGGGTTGGTTACATGGGAACTAAATAAAAGACAGAAGATTGAAACCGAATACACTGAGGGAATGGAATTGGATAGGGGTTGGGGAAGTTTCCCTCACTTTGTAACTAATCCCGACAGGATGGAAGCAGTTATTGAGGATGCTTCAGTATTGGTATTGGGAAGAAAAGTGACTCTGGTAGATGAGATTGTTCCATTACTAGAGGTAGTGATTGGAACCGGCTCAAAGAACTTAGTTATTATAGGAGAAGTTTCAGGAGATGCCATCTCAACCTTGATAGTTAATAAGATGAGAGGGAATATTCAAGCTCTTGTTATAGCCCCTCCAGGCTACGCTGACACAAGGGTAGATGGTCTTGAGGACATTGCTATCATTACCGGAGCAACGGTTGTCACCGATGAAATTGGAATGCCAAAAGAACAATTCAGGCAATCATTTGATAAAAATTGGATTGGCACTACTAAAAAAGTAATTGCTACCAGAGGGACAACAAATATCGTTAGGTATGATGTTAAAGATTTTAAAAAGGAAGCTGACATAAAATCCATCAAGGAGAGAAATGATAGGATTTTGGCTAGAATAGAAGAACTTAAAACTAAAAAGGCAGAGGCAGATTCAATCTATGATAAGGAAAAGCTCCAAGAAAGATTGGCAAGACTAACTACCGGAATAGCAGTTGTCAAGGTAGGATCTACGGCGGAGTTAGAAACAAACGAAAAACTTGAAAGAGTAAAAGATGCAATACCCGCAACTCAAGCTGCTGTTGATGAGGGGATAATTCCGGGAGGAGCCATAGCATTTCTGCATGCATCAGCATCAATTGAGCCAACCAACGATGGAGAGAGATTGTTAAAGGAAATCCTCCAGGAGCCCATTAAGAAGATCCTTGATAATGCGGGTGAAGACGAGAAAGATCAGAGTAAAATACTGGAACAGATCTCCCAAAAAGGAGGGAACTATGGCTACAATATCAACACGGAAAAGGTAGAGGATTTAATGAAGTCAGGAGTTATAGATCCCGTAAAAGTAATAAGATTAGCGTTGGAAAATGCCGTTAAGGTTGCCACGTCCATATTGACTACTGATTGTGCCATACCAATAAAAAGAAAACCTGAGCCAACGACAAATATGCAGATGGCTTAAGTTATCCACATATTTTGAAATTGGCTAAAATTGAAGCTAAAATTACTATATCAACATACCTTAAAACAATATGAGATACATCGTCTACTTCGCAAGCGGAAACACAATTATTATAAGTGAAGAAGATTATAAAGTTATAGTTAAGGAAATAGAAAATCATGGTATTACTAATTACCGCCATTTTGTTGTTGCGGAATTTGGCAAGATCATAGACATTGAAAAGATAGAATTCATAAAAGCTGCTACTCCAGATATTCCTAATGCTCAATCCGGTGTAATAATAAGACCATCTCCTCAAGATATTAGAAACGAAGAAAGAAAGAAGCTTGAGGAAATAAGGTCTGATCCTAAAAAGATTATAAGCAGAATAAAAATGAAAAATGAGTGAAATCCTATGTCCACGTTGCAAAAAAAATCCGGCAATTATTCACCCGATTTATGGACCGACACACTGCATGGCTTGCAGAAAAAAAGATGTTAAAATAAAAGAAGCTCCTTTTTTTTCAACGCCGACAATGGCTGCGAGAATCCAGGAGCAAAGATCAAGACATGAGGCGGACATACAGCAACCCTGGACACCAGACGGAAAACCAAACGAATCATTTATAAGAGCGAATAATAAGGAAGATGTTGAACAATATTTTAGCAAGGAGGAGTTGAAGAAATTATGATAGCTGAAAATTTAATGTACGGACTCTTACTCTTTACAATAGTGCTTATTGGATCATTCATAGGTACCATGATGGCTTTTTTGATGTACGATAAAATCATTACTTATTTAGAAAATCAAGTAAAGAAAAAATGAATAGATCGCAAAGGAGAAAATTGAAAAAACAAGCTCACGGCCAAAATATGATTATCAATCCCGGCGGTGAGAATGTTGATAGGCAAGACGCAACTTGGTGTTGGCTACATAAGCTAAAATTAGAAAATATAGACCATCCCACAGACAGAGACAAAAAGCTGATTGAATCGGTAGCTTTTGTAATCCACAAGGTAACGGAAAAAGACGGCTCCATAACGAGTATGAAAGTATGCCCAAGATGTGGGAATACGATTGTACTAAAAAAACCAGTTGGAGGAGCTGGAGTGCAGGGCTTTACAATTACTTAAAATAGAGATACGATAAACACATGGCACTAGTGTATATTTGTCCAACTTGCGGAAAAAAGTATGAAGCAAGCGTAAACGGAAACGGAGTAGTCTATCTGGATGAAAACAGAAGAATTACTCTGGAATCTGAAGACAAAGATTGTTCTAATTGTCTTGAGCTAATCAACCAAGCGGTTGTAGCAAAAAGGGAAGAAATAAAAATAAAAACTCAAGTATGAGCGTACAACACATATTCACGCATGGAAAAGAAGACATACAATATGGGGTAGTCGTTGGAGATCAAAAATTTGAAAGATATGTCTCAGGATACCCCGCTTGTAAAACTTGTGGTCAGCATCCGGCATTTGAATTTAACAGCAAAAAACCTGATAAAATAGTAGTAATTACCTGCGAACATATAAATGAAAGAGAGGTAGAAAAATGATAGAAACTACAACCAAAGAAGAATTGATAAATGGAATAAGGGTTGTTAAGACTTATGCTAATATTGCCAGCCTTAAAGCCGATCCGCAAAATCCACGCGATATCTCAGAGGATAAGCTTGAAGACTTAATTAACTTTTTAACTAAATACCCGGCTCTTAAACCTTTGCTGGTGGATGCCCGGCCAGACAAAGAGGGGCAATTGATAGGAGGAAACCAAAGGCTCAAAGCATACAAAATCTTAGGAACTCAGGAGATATGGATAGAACCGAGAATCCCATCAAGTGACGCAGAAGCTTTTGAGATGGCAATCATAGATAACCAGCAATTTGGACAATACATGGAAATCAACTTAAAAACGTTGGCAAAACAATTTGAGTCAGAACTAGACTTAGCAAAATTAGAAGTTGACCTAAAACCTGAAAGCCTAGAATACCTGATCATGCCACAATCGCAAAAGAAAATGAAATACGAAATAATAATCCGTTGCATTGATGAAAACGATCTTAATCAAAAAATGCTAAAATTATCAGAGGTGGGCTTATCCGGAAAGAAACGTGGGAAATAAAATATTACACAGAGTCAGTGAGAAAATAAGAATATTTATCTATCTATTGTCTAAAGAAAAAAGAGAATTGGATAGATATATGAAGCGCATCAGAAGCCTTGAAAAGTTATCAGATATAGAATGGGACCGGATGAGAGAATTAGCATTGAAAGAGAGGTATATTTATGAGCGAAGAATCGCCGATAAAATTAGTCCCAGAAACTACTTCAGACCACAATCAAAAATCTAGCAATCAAACTCCTGCAGTGCCAGAAGAGAAAGAATTATCCACGGAGGAAAAAGAAATAAAAGAAATTATAGATAGGTATGAGAAGTATCCGAAACTTTCAAAATGGATACAGCTTTTTTTGAGTAAGGACAACAAGGAAACGTTTGGAAATAGAACTGAATCGGCCATGAGATCATACAATTGTAAAGATAGGGTATCAGCTGCAGAAATAGGTGCGCAGAACTTTAGGAAGCTCAAGGGACTAGCTTCAGCTTATGCGGAAATTAAAGGATTCGGAGTAGGTAAAATGATAGACATAGGTTTGGCAAAAACGCTTCAGTCCGAAGATCCAAGATGGTATGAAATCATGGGATCAATGTTGGATTTTTACTACCCGAAAGCTCAAGTGCAAATTCAAAATAACACCCAGAATAATATTCAAGTAAATGAAGCAGACACCATTGATTTTCAAAGCGCTTTTAAGAAATTTCTTGAAAATGAATAGGTTGATTTAATAACCTGTTTTGCCTATTGACAAACAAGCGATGGTATGATTAAATCTAATCATGGATAACTTAAATTACGACATAGAATTAGAAAAAAAGGTTCATCCAGAAAACTTTGTTCCAGAGACAGAGGAAGAGATAGACGCTTTAGAAGCCAAAGATAGCTATATTGCTGAAGATGCTCCGGTAAGTATTGTACTATAATCTATGAAAGAAATTAAGTAAATATGTTGGAATTGATAGGCGGTTTATTTTTAGGCAAATTATTGTTTGGGTGCTCTCATCCTACGAAGTTGCTTAAATTAACCAAAAAACAAAAAGAAATATTGAGAAGACGTCTTTCGGCTATGGGTCCTGGTAGTTTATGTAGCCCTAGTGGATCAATAAGTCCCCAATATGGAAAAGGAGGGAAGAATTATGAGTAGACAAGCAAGGTGTTCAAATTGCGGAGAACAGATAAATTGCAAAGCAATAAATAAAAAGAAAGCTAAGAAAAAGAGTTAGTCCTTAGTATATGAAAGATTTTGAAATAATACTTTTATCAGCAGTAATAGTTACAGTTCTTGTTTGGGGAGGATATTTTATATTTAAGTTTATTTTTGGTTAAGAAAGAAAATGTTATAGAGGAAATTCTAAAGAATGTAAAAATAGAAAGTAGTAGTTTAGCATCTCTTAAATAAGAGGTTGCCAAGAGAGGGGTAAAGAGAATATGAGAATTATAAAATTTAGAAATTGGAACAAAAAAACAAAAGACATGATTTATCCTGATAGGTTAAGGGAACTGACGGCTGAAATGCAATCAGAAGATGAACACGATGTCTTAATGCAATTTACTGGCTTACTTGATAAAAACGGAAAAGAGATATACGAGGGGGATATAGTGGAATTTAGAGATATCAGTAGTTTTGGAAGTAAAAAAATAATGACAGGTATAGTCCATTGGAGTGAACCAGATACAAGATTTAAGATTGATTATTGGTCATTTGGAAATGAGATTTATTCTTCAACTTTGAAAGTTATTGGTAATGCTCACGAAAACCCTGATTTGTTATCTTCCCCAGAGAGAGGGAAATAGAAGATGAAAGACCATTTTGAAAAACCAGACAATAGAGATTTATACGAAAAATTGGGAGATTGGGATATGTTGCCCGTCTGGTTGAGGTGGGTTCTTATTTTAGCAATTCCCATTATCTTAATTATGGCTATAGCTTTAGGACAGGGAGAATAAAGGAATATGTCAAAAATAATTTGTCAAAATTGTAAAGAAGAAATAAAGCCTCATATTTGGGAGGATGGAGTAGTGGATTATGATGATGTTTATGAATATAGAGGCTTTAATTTTCACGAGAAATGTTTTGATGAGGGAATTAAAAAGGTTGACCAAAAAAGAAATCAAGTAATGGAAACAGTTAGCAAGTCAATTGAAAGTCAAAGAAACGGAGAATTTATAAATAATAGGAATAAATATCATACAGGAAATGTTGCAAGCGATGGGTTGCAGTAGTGTTGGAGAACATAATTACGAAGTTGATGATAATGGAAGAATTGATGAAATAGTTAAAAATTCAGAAGGACACTGGATTAACTATAAAACAGACGAGGGCAGAGATGACCAAGCAATTCCTATTGGTTGGTTCAAAGAGTGGTTGAAAGTGGCTCTCTTTCAATCAAAAGGATTGTCTTCCCTCAAACAAAGAATAGTAAAAATAGTCAAAGTTAAAATTGAAGCGTTTGAAAGACTTGTTAGAAAATATGATTTCCAACAGGACAAAGAAAAGTTAAAATTGCTTTATGAGGTTTTAGAGGAGATAGAAAAGGTGTGAAAGGAGGTGATAAATATGAGGAAAAAAGAATTTTTAGTTTTATCAGTATGCGCCGGATTAGTGGCAATAGTTGCATGGTTTATGTTTGCGCCTAAGGCAAATGCAACTTATTACTCGTGGTGCCATCACATTCTTGGTAATGGAGTATGTCAGGAAAAGCAGTTTAAAAAGTGTGTTGGAGATTGGAAGAGTGGCAAGTGTCCAGTTATTCCTACTGCAACTCCCACTCCAAAACCATACGTTTGGTGCCATAAGATGTATGGGGATAATTGTAAGGAAGAATTAAAAATAGCATGCAGGGGAGATTGGAAAAGTGGTAAATGTCCAATTGAAACCCCAACTCCAACATTTGAGCCAACAGTAGAACCAACTGTTACGCCAGATCCTACAATTACACCTGAACCAACAAGCATACCTGAGGTATGTATTGGCAATTGCGGTAATCCGCCTACATTTGCAGGTTCTTCAACTGAACCTCCGATTTGCGGGGCAAAGAGTGTAGATGAAAGAGTGGTTAATCCGCACGTTTATAGAAAAGGCAATATGGCTATAGTCAAATGGTGGCCTACAGCTGGAAATAAGGCCAACATCTACTATAAACAAAATAGTTCCAATGATTGGCAATATGCTGTGCAGGTTGCTAACACTGGCTATTATGAGATTGGCGGTCTCGGATCAATGGATATTACTTTTGGCATTCAGCAGGTTGACGACTGCGGAGGCGGAGTAACATCTGATGTTTATCAAATCGTGGATGGAAATGCTAATGCTTGGGTTCTATATCGTTAGCTTCCATACTCAGCCTCTAATAAGGAGGCTGGGATATGGGAAGGATATTTTAATTATAATGTGTTAAGATTTAATTATATGCGGTTGCAGTTAATTAGGCTATTAAAGTTATTACGAGGTTTGCTCTTTTACGAGATGGCGTAACCAACGTTTCCGCATATGCTTGATTTATCAATAGGTCAGACAATAGACGCTTCCGCTTTTGTCTACTACAATCACATAGTTAACGAGAATGGTAAGTCTATATCCTTTAAGCGCCACAAATTCTTAATTGACTTTTATCAAGATCAATCCAGAGAAATAGTTGCTAAAAAATGTTCTCAAGTTGGTTTCTCAACGGCTGCAATTATAAAGGCGCTTCATTTAGCAAAATATAAAAAGGCCAATACTATTTATTTATTACCATCAAAATCTATTGTTAAAGATTTTGTTTTACCGAAAGTCGATCCGCTAATTAACTCCAATAAGCCGTTGAAAGACATGATGGGAAAGACTGACAATCTTGGGCTAAAGTCTGTGGGAATTGGTAGAGACCAGAGATTTGTATATTTTAGGTCATCGTGGGATGAGTCGTCCGGAATTGCCATATCAGCTCACATTTTAATAGCAGATGAACTGGACCGCTCAAATCAAAAAGCTATTTCAACCTACAAGACACGTTTGGATGCAGCTTTGCTGGATAGACCAGATTTAGGATGGGATTGGCGCTTTTCTAATCCTTCCATTGAAGGATTTGGTGTTGATGAGTTGTATAAAAAATCAGATATGAAAAGGTGGTTTATCAAATGCTCTCGGTGTAATCATTATCAGGTATTGACATTTCCTGATAACATAAACTTCAAAGAAAAATGCTATATCTGCATGAGGTGCAAAAGACCGCTATCTGATGATGATAGAACGCGCGGTCAATGGGTTAAGGCTTATTTAGGCCGTAGCATTTCCGGATATTGGATATCCCAACTTATGGCTCCCTGGATACCAGCGAGTAAAATAATAGAGGATTCTTTGGGAGATCAAAGTATCTTTTATAATTTTACATTAGGGCTTCCCTACACTTCTAAAGATATTCAAATGACTAGGGAGGCGTTGACCAAATGCATACAGCCAGACTATAATCCAAGAACAGATGTTGCAATCGGCGTTGATAACGGTATTATTAAGCATTTTGTTGTTGGCAATAGATATGGCATCTTTCAAGTCGGATCAACGGAATCGTGGCAAGAAATTGAAAACTTGAGAAATCAATACGATGCTTACATGGTAATTGATTCAAATCCATATCCAACTCCTGTAATGAAGTTAGTAAATAAATATCCCGGAAAAGTATTTGCCCATTTTTACTCTGATGATACAAAGCAAATGGGGACGATACGCTTCGGAGAGGGAGACGATGCGGGAATTGTAAAATCTGACAGGACAAAATTGATAGATGCTGTTGTTGCGGATATAAATAGTCAGGACATTCTCTTTAATCTAACGTTGACGGATTTAGAGAATCAAGAATACATAAAACACTGGCTTAATATCTACCGTATAATTGAGGAAACCTCAAAGGGAATAAAACATGGAGTATGGAAAACAATAGAAGGAAAGCCGGATCATTTTGCTCACGCCACATCATATTTTAAAGTTGCAATGCAACAAACATTAACGCGCGGATCTGTAATTGTAACTCCGACAGCAAAACAGAAATCACAAGAAAAATCAATTTACATAAATCCTGACAATAGCATAATTGATGGTTTTAGCCTTGAAAAACTTAAAGAAGGACTCAACAGACCTAAGGGAAAAAATTGGACAACAAGATAGCCACTTGATAATTTGACAAATTTCGTATAATACTATAGTAGTGGATAACTTTACCTTAAATAATAATCCTACAAAACAGAAGACACGAAGATACTTCACGGTCTCCTTATCTAGTCATGTTCTTGCAACCGAAAAACCCTTTAAATGCTGGGAGTGCGGTCATAGAATTACGACAATTACCAATGATCCGGTAGCGATGGTGGAGGCAAAAATAAAGCCTGATGATGCGTGCCCGCAGAAATTGTCTGAAATACTTTGCAGAAATTGTAATATAATTTAT